CCTGTAACGCCTGCGGCCCTTGCACCTGTTGCGGCGTAATCGTCCCCGGCGCGGCCGTTGGCTGTGGTGTGACCTGCTGCGGCGTCACATTGCCGGGCTGCTGGATCTGCTGCGGCGTATAGGCGCCCGGCGCTTGATACGGCCCCTGCTGCTGCGCATTCTGGAAGTTCTGCCCAGCCTGCGGAACGGTGGGGTTCGCAATGGTGCCCGTGCCGCCACCCGCGCCTTTGCCACCGGTATCCGGTCCTTGCCCGGCAAGGTCGGACCCGAGGCGCCCCGTGATATAGGACCAGTCCCCGTTGGCGTTGTTCAGCGCCTGCCCTTGCCAGTATTGCCAATCGCCGAGGCCCGACCCGCTGCCGCCCGGCGTAATGCCATATTGCTGATAGAGCTGCGCCAGATGCGGATCGATCCCCGCCGGCATGCCCCCGCCCTGCTGCCCGCCGCCGGTCTGCTGCGTTAGCCACGAGGGCGCCCCGCCCTGAAACTGCTGCGTCATGCTGCCGTCAGCGTTCTTCGTGAAGTATTGGCCACCGCTCGAATACACGGGCACGCCATCGGGCGCCGTGGCCACCTGCTGCATGCCTTGCTGTTGGCCCTGCTGGTTGACTGCTGGCGCCGGCGATCCAGCGGTAGCTTGGTCGCCTGTAATGGTCTGGAGTTGCTGATCGAACCAATCGGCCATTTAACCCAGCACTTTCGCGCCGCGCTGCATCGCTTCCTGCACCCGGGCCCTGGGGAATCCCTGCAGGGTGCGCCCATCGGGCGTCTGAATCGTGACGGTGTCGCCCTGCCCGCCCGGCGTCGGCATGCCCGGCATGGGCTGCCCCGGCGGCTGGCCGAGCGCGCCCATCGACGGCATTTGCTGCGACGGCATCTGCGGCAGGTTCGGTTTCGGCACGCCCTGCTGGTAGTTCTGCGGATTGAACTGGTTCGCTGGCTGCGCGGCCATCTGCCCCAGGCGCCCAAGCGTCATCTGGCCAGTCTGCTGATAAGGTGCCGCGGCTTGCTGTTGATTGCCATACACCTGTTGCTGCACGGCCAGGGCCTTATTCGCCGCCTCCGTCTGTGCATCCACAGCCTTGCCGGTCGCATGGCTTTTAATGGCCGCTTCCCCGATGCCGCCCGCCACGCCAATAATCAGCGGAATAATCGCAGGCATCTTTTATGTCCTTACCGGCACGGCGAAATGCTCGCCTGGCAATGGCACTCCATGCCCGTGCTCAATCAAATGCTTCACATCGTCCGTGAGTGCCGTCGTGCAGACGACGCGAATCCCCAGCCGCGCACATTCGGCCTTGACCGCATGCCAGAGGCGCCCGAAGACTGTCGTTTTCCGAAACGAGGGATGCACCCAGAGGCATTCGACATGCCAGACGGGCATGATGACATGGCAGGCGATAATCGCGCCGTCCTGTTCCACTACCACCGCCCGCGATCCGTCGGGAAAGGGCACGCCAGCCGCTTCTGTATCTGCGAGTCGATACCATTCGTCTTCTGCGAGGATACGCGTCGTCATTTGGCACACACCGTCCAATTCGTGCCGTTATAGAACGCGCCGACGAGGTTCGCCCCGCCACCCGCCACGACGGCGCCCCACGTGTTCACCGTCGAATCCGTCACGACCGCAATCATGCCCGTCACTGGCTGCGGCAGGTTCGCAAATGTCACCGGCACGGAGTTGCCAGGCGTGCCATTGATCGCCGCTCGCAGGCCGGTGAACCACTGGCCCCATGGATAACTGAGCAGATGGCCTTCCAGCGGCGCCGTCAGTTGCGGAAACGGCGTAATCACGACGGCCCCACGCTCACATCAATCAAGGCATCCACCCAACGCGACGGCACGGGGTCCGTATCGATAAACCGATCGACGCGGTTGCGCGCCTGCCCGCACTGCGTCCAGCGCACGCGGGTATCAAAGCTGCCAATCGGCCCGCTCGAGGCCCACTGTTCGTTGCCCCACGTCTGGCCGCCATCCTTCGAGGTCTGCCGCATAATCTGCGGGTCCGAGCCCTGCCCGCGCTGCACGCCTTGGCCGACGTCCATCACGAGTTGAATCGCATGCGTCGTAAACCGCTTCTGGTCAAACGACAACCGCGGGGGCTGCCGTAGACGACGAATCGCCGCGCCGTCCACATCGGTAAATAGATCCGTCCCCATCCGGTAGATCGCCCCCGTCAAGCGGTCCTGCACGAGATTCCGATCGGGATGGGCAAAGAACATCGGCCGATAGGCCAGCCATTGTGCCTGCCGCGTATCCCAATACAGCCGCTCATGCCACAGGCTCGTGGCCTGGTCAAAGACCCAGGTCCGTTCGGCGCTGGGGAACGTCAGCACATAGAAGGTGTGGCCGTTCTCCTGATAACTGAACGCCACGGCATCTGAGAGATCGCCATAGGTGGCAATCGAGGCTTCCACGGCATGCGTGCTGATGCGGCTGGGCGTATACCCAGAGGCCGACACCACCTGCCCATGGCCCTGCTCATTATGTGAGAGCCAGATCAGCGCCTTATCCAGCCGCGCGCCAGAAAACGCAGCGGCCGTGCCCGTCTGCATAAACGCCTCTTGAATCGAGGCGAAGGGAAACGGCGCCGTCCCGGCGTCATACCAGACTTCTGAGGTGTGATCCCCGAGCAAATAGATCAGACGATTGACGACATAGAGGGACCGCCATGGGTCGCTGCCGTCTGTGCGCTGCTGGATGTTCCCCAGGTCGATACTCAGGAAATTCTCGAATGCCGTCACTTGCAGGGTAGAAGAGGTGGCATCGAGAATGACGCCAAACCCATCGAGGAAGCCGCACATCGTAGCGCCCAGCGTGGTCGGATTCTGAAAGACGTTTGTCATCAGGTCCAACACATAAAACTGATTACCGCTCGTCAGGCCCAACTGATTCCCGGCATCCCCGTTGGACATGAACGTGACGGGCGAGGCGTTGCGTTCGATGATGCCACGCTGCACGGCGGTATTGCCGACGAGCTCGTAGAGCGTAAACCCCGTGACGAAGAAGGTCCGCTCGCCGAGGGAAAACATCCCGCCGCCGAAATTCGCCGTGGGGGCGACAATCAATTCAAAGCCGGGACACTGGAGGAGCGCCCCCGGCGTCGGGGCCGTCTGTGATTCGTTCAGCTCGACGTAGCGATTGATCAGGCGTTCGGCATCGGCCATATACGATTGGCTTTGATACGACGGGCCGAGGAAGCCGGGATACTGGGGCATTTACGACAATCCGAGACTCACGGTCAGCGCGGATGCGGGCGCACTGGAGCCGGCCGCCGTCGTCGTTGCCGCCATCCACAGGCCATCTTTGAAATACAGGCCGCCGCCGTCCTGCACGCCGAGTGTCTTACTGGCCAGCGTGGCCAAGCCGACCTGATATTTCGGCACGGTCGTGCCCACGGTCGGCGCGATCGCCGTATCGTAAAAGCTGACATACGAGGCCGCGGCAGCCGCGTTATAAATGTCGTAATCGAAGATCTTGCACGGCCCACTGACAAAGATCGCCGTGGCCAGCAGGCCGGACGTGCCATTGACGAGGACGGGACTTGCCATCGCTGCTCCTTATCGGTTCGAGGTCGTCGTATTGCCCGTGAGATAATTCCAGCCCGCGCCAAGGCCCGGCACGAGCGCCGGATCCACCGACATCGCGCCTGGATCGACATTCGGCTTTTTCATGTTCTCGAAGGCGGCTGAGGCCATGCGCGGCAACAGCGGCGGAATCTGCACGCCAAAGGGACTACAGAACCGCAAGGCGAGCTGATACAGGAAGGCATCCTGATAGCCCGGCGGCCCTTGCAGAATGCTATCGAGGCTGGCCGGGACACCCACGGCTTGCGGCGTATAGAGCACAATCGACAGACTCTGCGGCTGCGGCCAGAGGAACAACGTCCCGTGCGCATCGGTCAGATTCGTCTGATAAAAGCTCTGCGTCGGCAGCGCGGACGGCAAGCCCTTAATCGATAGCGATGAAAAGGCATCCTCATCCATCATCCCGATCGGCACTTCGATGGCCGGCGACGAGCCGGGAATGAGAAAACTGATGGCGTTGATCCACATCGGCCGGTCAATGTTGACCGCCTGCCCGATGCCGACCAGCACGCTCGACGTCGAGGCGGGCCAGACGAACGTGGTCTGCAACTGCAGCGAGAGCGTCAGCCGGTCTGCCGCCCACGTGTCAATCATCGTCTGCACGCGCCGCAGCCCGAGGGCAATCTGGCCGGCGTTGGCCTGTTCCCCCGGCTCCAGCACGCCGATCTCCACCAGCGCATCCGTGATGAGGGACCGCACCGTATAGGCCAGCGCGAAGACGCCTGAGGCTGGGGTTGCCGCCGCCGTCGTGGCCACCTGAATCGAGGCCGAGACGGCGCCGAGGCCCGTAAACGTAAACGCAATCAGGGCGCCGTTCGTCTCGGCTTGCGAGGGCCGATACGTGTAATACCCGTGCCCTTCTGCTGTGCAGATGCCCGCCCCGACGCTGCCAATGGCCTGGACGCCACCATCCACTGTGACATAGACCGTGACGACGCCGACATAATCGAGGCCCGTGGAGGCGTCGACCATCTGCGCGCCAATGACCTGATTCGGCTGGTTAATGACCATGAGGAATCCGCGTGTAGTCTACACCCTCAATGCGTTTCCGGCTGGGTTCTGGTCGGTCCGAGCAACTGATTACTATCCGCCGCCCATTCCGGCTTGAACCGCTGCACGAGCAAGATCGACACGCTCTGTCGGTCCACGCGCGCCAGAGACGAATCGGGCACCGGCCGCGGATTCGGCCAGTCCAGCGGGCGCACGGGGCGCGCAATCGGGAGTGTCAGCAGGCCTAGGTCG